CGGGCAAAAAAACTTCTTCTCTAATACCCTTTCAAACTCGTCTTCTAGTTTAACTGGCATAGCTTTCCAATTTGTAGTTAAGAAACTCTCTAGTGTATTCCATGAGTAGTTTAATGTATTTTGTTTTGTCGTATTCTTCATAAACAACGCATTCTCCATTTTCACATGCCATAATAATGACAAGTTTTTTTACTTGTAGTCCTGTTAGTTCATACAGCATACATCCATATGCCATACACTGTACAAAATAATGTTCAATCCACTCTACTGGTTTAGGTTTTTTTGATGTCTTAAAGTCAATGATGGCAAGTTCTCCATCAAATTCAGCAATACAGTCCACGGTTCCAGCAATTCCTAGAACCTTGCTGTACATTGAACCTTCAAGTGCATGAATATTATTTATTCGATTTAAATCTGGTTGTGCAATTTTGAATAAAAATTCTGACAGTGGTTGAACTTTTGGAAGTTCCTCATTTTTAAGATGATGTTCTGTCAAAAGGTGCATATCAGTTCCACGACTTGTTGCTTGTCGTGTAATTTTATCTGCCTTCTCTGCACCAATTTTTTTACGCCAGTCCGCAAAGAACTGGCGATTTTTATGACTAGTAACAGAAGTGATGGAAACTAGTTTTAATAGATCATTCTCTTCTGGAACAAAATAATATCGAACCCCATCTATGGTCTCCCTCTTAAGTTGAGGGAGTTTCAAATCAACATGAGTAAACATCAAAATCCTAATTCGTGTTTTGCAATTAAGTATTCTTTACAGAGACCAGATCGAACGATATCTTCAAGACCAAACTCAATAATATCAAACGAAGGCATGACTCTAAGAATTTTCATAAAGTCAATAATACCGTTTCTTTCATTGGTTTTTTGCAAGTCAGATTGAGTTGCATCACCACAGAAACAAATCTTGGTATTCTCACCAGATCTTGTAATTATACTATCAAGTTCATGAAAATTCAAGTTTTGGAATTCATCTACAATAATAATTGCTTTATCTAGTGTAGTTCCTCTAAGGAATGAAGTGGACCAAAAACTAACTGTTCCCTGAGTCTTTAAGTTGCCATAGAGCATTTCAAAGTCAGCATCTGTTGCCATTTGGAACATGTATTTAACCATGTTCTTGTATGGAATCTGATAGATATCTGCTTTATCTTCATGTGTACCAGGAAGGAATCCGATTTCTCTGGTGGCAACAAGAGATCTTACGATATAAATTTTTTCATATGGTGTTGATTCATCAAGAACATCCTTCAAAGCGTTATAAAAAGTGATGAATGTTTTTCCAGTTCCAGCGGCACCATATGCAACCAAATTTTTATCATTATCAAACGAATCAAACAATTTAGATTGATTATCGTTGAGCGGTTCAATATCAAGAAGAAAATCCATATTAATTGGTTTTCTTCTTTTCATCTGCTTAGCAGTCATGCCAACACCAATTGGTTGTAAATCGGGTCTTCTCTTTCTTGCCATAAGAATTTTAAAATTAATAGGGTTTATTATCCACCAAGAAATAAATTCTTTAATGGATACTTTGTTTTTTTGTTTAGCAGATGATGCCAAACATATTTGGCACCACCAACAGCAGTTCCACCATCATGAGCTAAGGGATCAATATAAAAATTAACATGCGGAAATGCTTTAACATACTCATAATTATTAACACAGTTTAAAAAGTAACCACCAGACAAAACAACATTGTTTGTTTGAACTTTATCAAGTAACATTTCTATAAGTCTAATGGTATGCTTTTTAGTTTCATCCTGTAGTTTTTTCGCAAGATTTGAATTTTGTTCAAATGTTGGATTTTTTGGAAAGGAATCATAGTGATGAGGATTTACATCATCATCACCATAAACCTTTCTAATAGTATTTAATACATTTCTGTTATTAGTATACCATCGATCAGTTTTTTTATCATAGTCAAACCAAGAATCATTTTCAAGTTCTCTTGAATCTCCATAAGGAGACAATCCCATGACTTTGCCAGGGGCATGTAATCCAGTGACTGCAGATATAGAGTTAAATAACCAACCACAACTCGCATTTGATGATAAAATTTTATTACTGCCAATCTCAAGTGGTGGTCCAAAACATGCAATATGACTTGGGGTAAAAACCTGACTAATTAATTTACATTTTCCAATCTCTGAAAAATGGAACATTGTCTCAGATTCTCTATTTTGTAGGTAATCTCTAACATATGCACCGCCCCCATCCAAAACTAAAGCGGCTGCCTCATCAAATCCTGATCCATAAAAAGCACTACATGCATGATATAAATGATGCTCTAGATAATAATGCTCTTCATCATAAGTTATTGAATATTGAGACAATTGTTTTTTAACTTCTTCAATGATTTGTTTATCAGATTCTTCGGCATAAGGATCTTCAGCATAAGAATCACCCCTACAAAAAGATACAAAAATAATATGATCTAAATGTTTTGTATATTTTAAGATATCAATAATTGATTTTATGTGACTTTTTAAAGTCCATGGTTCTTCTTTTTTTCTATTCCACCTATCATCTTCCAAATAATACACAAGTTCACCATCTTTTAAAAGAGCAAGAGATGGATGATGTGATACGTTAACTCCTAAAATATACATAATCAGTCATTTAAACAAATATATAATTTATTTTCTTCTGGAAGATAAAGATACTCTATACGACTATTAGAGATAGTGATAAGAGCATCATAAAGAGTATGGCAAATTACTTCTCCAGCAAGATTAAATGAAGTGTTAAACAACATTGGAATATTTGTTTTACTATAAAATGCTTTGATCAAATTATAGTAATGATAATTTTGGTCTTCCGTTACTGTTTGAATTCTACAAGTATTGTCAACGTGAAGAACTCCTGGGATCAAATCTTTTTTTTCTTCTTTTACTGGAATTGCATACATCATAAATGGAGATTCTTTTATAGTCAACATTTCAAACCATTCATGAGCATGTTCAAGTAATACTGTAGCGGCAAATGGTCTCCACCATTCTCTCATTTTTACAGAATTAACAAGTTCTTTAGCATTAGAATCTCTAGGATCATAAAGAATAGATCTATTACCTAAAGCTCTTGGACCTGCTTCAGTTTTACCTTGAAAGATTGAAACAATATTTTTTTTATCTATGAGATCTGCAATATCAGAGTAGGTAACATTACATTGCTCCTTTACTCTATCATCGGTACGCATAATTAAATCTTTTTCACATTAGATTTTGGAGCTCTTGATGCCTTTTCTAAAACATCATTCCATCCAGGATGTTTTTTAATCAATTGATCTTTCCATTCACCAACTTCACCAGCGGATGCACAACCCTCAGACCAATCTCGCCTCCATTCTGGATTATCTTTATACCACTGCATAATATCATTAACGCTCATCTCAACGACTTTTTTTTCTCCAGTCTCAACATGAATAATAGGATAAATTGCCATAACTTTTATAATAAAGATAATTTATTTATTGGATGATAATAGATGGTGCATCAACACACTCTGGGCAATCATTTTTTTCCCATCCAAGTGCTTTAGCAATGTCAGGGAACTGGCAGATGAAGATACAACGTGCTGCTTCTGCGATGTCCATGTGCTCCTTCTGAGTGCCATGAGCAGAGCGTAGATCAATATAATGGATCCATGACCTTACAGAGCCCTTCATGTAGATTCTGGTGGGGGTTGCGAGTGGGAGCACAAACCTTGCACATTCCTTTGCAACACCTGCATCAAGCATCTTATCGTAGAGACGTTGTGCCTCTTCAAAGTGTTGCTCAATCATTCCTTCAAACTTTTCCCTCACATGCTCATCAAGATCATTCGTTGAGTTCTGACGATTCTTTTCATCCTGTCTGCGAAGTTCAGGAATTTCAGGAAGTTCAGTTAGAAGTTTTGTATCTGCATATCGTTGTGAAAATTCTTGAAATACGAAGGATCTATGACGAAGCACTTGAGCTGCGATACCACGAGTAGTATTAATCTCAAGAGTCATATCCGCTTGCTCAAAGATAGACCAATGATTTTGCTTGATACAATAACGAAGAAGTCCAGCAGAAGTATCAAATTTAAGTTGATTATTTGGATTACTTACACGAGCATTATATGTAATTACTTCTTGTGCAGACTTACCAGCAAGTTCTCCTGCACCTTGAGTAACAGCAATCAGTTTAACAATATTAGACATTTAAATCTCCAAATAATTTTTAAAAATTTCTAACGCAGAATCCCAATGTATAAACTGACCCGCTTGATTAACTGGAACAAAACATAGGGTCCATCTACCATGAGGTGTGGGATTATTTGTACCGTGTAAAACACCCACGTTAACTAAACTGGGTCGGTTTGTATTTGCTTCATAAAGAAGTTCACAATCTTCCTCATTTGCCCAAAGATTATCATGGTATTCATCGGTGCTACCCTGATAACCATTTAGTTGCATTCTTTTAGTTTTATCAGACTTCCACCATTGTATCACACCTTCTTCAGGTCCCCAAGTCATATTAATCTTAGCATGGTTTGTGTAGTGACCATGATCAGTATGAATAGGAATCTTAGAGAATGCTGGTGTATAAAAAACTTCTTTAAGATGGAGAATTAATCCAAGATCACTAAAAAATTCTTCCATCGGGTAAAATGGATAGTCATTAATGTAAAAATGCCTAACCTGATTACCTTGTTCTTTAAACAAAGGAAGAGGTCCAATAGTAAAGGGTAGATTGAGATATCTATGGTAAGTATTAGTCGCAGTATCCATCGTCATCCTCAAAGATTTCATCGTAATCAGTTATACTATAATCATATTCTTGCGTGTAACTTTCGGTGTCTGAAAATACTTCGGACTCTATCTCTTCAACAACTCGTTTAAGATCATGAATCAATAGCTTTAACTTTTCTCTATCCATCTTTATTAACCTCAACAAAGGTAATTATAGATAAAAAAAAGAGGGGAGTCAAGTCCCCTCTTTTATATCAAGCAATTTGTGGTTGCTTTGCCATATTTAATTGTGCGTTATGAAGGAGTTTCTCCTTCTTTGCTTTTTTCTTGAGATAACGAACGAAGTAAGTATTCATTTTACATTACCCCCCTTTGACTTTTCCATTGAGAATTTGTTTCCGTTTTCATCTACCCAGAACATTGCTCCGCGATAGATTTCTACATGAGGTTCTCTTTTAAAAGTTTGGTTTGGGCGGTCGTTGGTGTCATATTCAACACCACGATATACGACTTTAGACATTAGGTTTGCTCCTTTACTTGTTTAGGGTATTGGGCGTTCCTTCAGTCGGCTTTTGCGTCTATTTTACACTCTTTTGGAGAGATCTGTTTGATCTCCCAAATTAAATCATTCTTTGCCTGTTTGGGAATGTTCTGTTGATGAACTCTTCCAGCAATTAATTGTGCCTGTAAACATGTAAGAATGAGTGTCTCCATAGATGAACGATCCGTTCCGAGTCGGCTTACTTCCGTCCTATTTAATTGTTCAGCACTTAAGTTTCACAACATCCTTTCGGAGTTCTGATAGCAATCGGTCTTCTTTTCTTTGGTCTACTACATCGTCGTTTTTAACGATGTCCATTAGTTCCCACGCTGCGTCACAACTTATCG